TTCATATAACGCGCTGAGTTTCTCGGTGGCCGCCGTGTCCATGAAAGAAGAAAAAGCGCCGCCATCGACAGAAAGGTCGATATGGTATTTAACAGTGCTACCATCGACATCAGCGTTGTTTTCCTGCTTTTGAAGCCCGGGTATGCCAATACGCACGAGCACCGCGTCAATCTGGGTGTTACTCAGTGCGCGGGTCCAGGGGGCAACTTTTGTCAGCGATACGCCAATGCTGGACTCGTTTTCTACAGCAGGGAATCCGGGGATCGGCGTTTGGGTCTGCGTGCCAGGGCGAAATTCCCACGAGACGTTTTCAAAGTTCATCGTCCCGTCAGGATTGCCCAGCGGGGTGCCATCAAGGAAGATTCGCGAAGCGTCGAGGCCGCCAGCAAACTCCCCCTCACCAAGCGCCAGCAGCATGCGGCAGCGTGCCATAGACTGCGCGGAATCGGGTTGCTCCACTGGGGTGTGCTGCTTCTGGCTGCCACCCTTCGCGCCGATAATCGTTTCCATATTGCGTCCATAAAAAAACCCGCCGAAGCGGGTTTAAGTTGATTGGTTATACGGCTTATTTGACACGCCACATTCTGTACTGGCCCCAGAATCCAACCTCAGTGAGGTATTCCTGGTCTTGACCATTAGCGTCAATATCGAGCGTTTTGCGCATGCCCATACTTAGAACATTGCATTCGTTACTTACGCGTAGCTTATGGGGTCCATTAGCCAGATAAGCTGTTACGAACTGATTCTGGCGTAACTTAGCAATATCTTCTCCATCAATCTGTACGAGGAATTTACATGTACCTCCACTTCCTCCACCGATGAATTGTTTGTTTCGGGTAACTGTGACCTTTGTTTGTTCTACACCCGGTTTTGGCTCTACGATCTGCTTATTAATAATTGTCTCAGCTGGTCCGTATGGACGAGCACAGCCTGAGAGCAAAACTGCCCCAATCAGAGGAATTAAAATTTTCTTCACGATCATCACCTTAATTGCTATGTGCCGTCACATAGTAGGCATAAGGCAAATAAATTCAATGACTGAGGATAAACTAAACATCAAATGTCTTCCGCGACGATACCAGCACTGATAATCGCCCCGCCTATCTCGCGTTCGCCGTAGAGCAATGCCACTGGATTACCCATTGCAAGCGTGTTAACCGACCCGCCAAACGCATAGCTTGGTTTGTTATCAGGATCATCTCGACCCTGCAGGCCTTTTGGTTGCGGTGAGAGCATCTGGTAAATTCCACCAGCCATCATGCCGATACCAGCTGAGATCATTGCTCCACCTACCGGAGCCGCGTATCCCCATGAAAGCCCAGTAACCACGATGCCCGCGACCACCATTACTGCGCCAAGGATCGTCTGAAATAACCCAGCCTTCTTCGAACCTTCCATCACGGGTGCAATGCGGATATCGCTATCGCCGCCGAGCTCTTTGAAGTCCTGGGCACCTATGTTGCGTTTTCCACGAAAAACCGCAAAGGTCATGCCGTTCTTTTTGGCATTCATCAGATAGTCTTCCAGACCGTCGAAGTTTACGCACAACGCTTTTACGGCCTCTGCAGAGGTTTGCACCGCCAGCTTATGCACGCGGCCGAACCGGGCGCCCAGCGCACCGTACAGTCGAATAGTGGTTAAACGCGCCATGGCTTTATCTCCTCTGGCAAATCTTTATGGCGAACACAAATCATCGTCCGATCTTTGAAGTAACCGCGCGCGTATGGCGTGATGCAGGATGGCTGGCCGTACAAATGATGCAGTAACTCCCCTTCTTCCGTGATGATCCCTGCGTGATTCCACTTATCGGACTCGACCTGCATGATCACCATGCACCCTGGCGCCGGGTCGCTCTCGATAAACCCTTCCCGCTCCCAGTTATCGAAATAGAGATTGTCCGGGTACTGGCTTTCCCACCACGGATAATCCACGCGGAAATCGTTCAGCGTGACGCCCTGCGTGGCGTGCCAGTCCATGACTAGACCCCAGCAGTCGTGCGAGCCCAGGATGAACGGGCGGCCAATCAGCGGGATGGCATCAGGGGTGATCTCGAAATATTCATCGCAGTCCGGCGCGTAGATGCCCCAGACCACACCGGAGTTATTGCACTGCTGGCGATCGAGGTCTGAGGGGATTGCCCGCGCGCCATCGCCCGGATGGGAGTGAATGACGCGGACAATGGTCCCGATGTCCTCAGCATTCGCCCAGTGTTCACCATCAATACGAAAATGCTCTGTCGGGTTTTCGTGGCTGTTTGGCACCGGGATATAGCGCTGGCGTCGCCCAGACTGAATGACGAAGCCGCAGCTCTCGCGCGGGGATTCCTCCAGCGCATGCGCCCGGATGGCGGCCAATAGAGTTTTGTTCATTGCTGTGCCCGTTTAACGAGAGAATAAGACCGTAGCGGGGAAGCCGCCGAAATCGAGAACCGCAGTATTGGGATTTGTCAGCCCGGCGCCAAAGCGTTTACGGCAGTCGCTCAGGCAGCCTCCGCATACATCCAGGGCCGGGTCTGATACGGGATCGCCCTTGGCGTCGAAATACGCCGTGCCGTTGTAGGTGCAGCCATCACCGCTGCGATACTGACCGCGCAAGGCCCATTCACAGAGCGAGGTAATTTGCCGGGTTGGTATGACCAGGCTCTGCAGGTCGGCCGGGCTGCTAAGCGCCCAGGTCACCACCTCGTCATCTTCCGAGGTTTTGGTATCAAGCCAGAAGGTCTGCAGGGAGAACATCGATGGATCGGCCGTCGCGTTCACGCCGCCCGGGAAGTTCACTGCGTCCAGGTAAACAGCGTAGGTGTCGATAATACTCACCTTCGCATTCACCATATCTTTGAACTGAAGGCATAACGCGGTGATGTGACCATCAAGGTTTGATACGCTGAGCTTAGGCTCGGCGGCCTGATCGGTTGAAAGCGCCAGGTCAGTAATCTGGAAAGGCCAGAAGTCATAAACCTTGCCGCCGAAGACGATTGGCTTAGGACCAAGCTTATTCTCATCACCGTTCGCCGCGTCAATCTCTGCTGGCGTATGTGGAAATGGTGCGTAATGAAAGCGGTGGATCCCGCCACTGAACTCCGAAGCATCCACTTCAACCAGGCGGATCCTGCCACCCGGTGCCAGCTTCGCAGCCTGATCGACTAAAGCCATTATGCGTAGACCCCGTAAGCTCGTTTGATAGTGAACGTCAGCTCAGCGAATTTACTGCTGATCTGGTTTTTACGCACTGAGTCGGCGACAACGCGGTATAGACCCTTATCTTCGCCCGGGGGCGTGATGATAAAGGCCTTCACGGTGTGACCCAGGAGAAATGCACGTAATGCGTTAACCTCCGCCTCAGTGCCGGTATGTTTCATTGGAACCTGGATCGCCGTGGAGTTGATGCCATTATCGGCCGCCTGCTCGTAGCCATCTCCAAACTGTGCCGTTCGTACCGACTGGCTATATTCAATAGGCCCAGCGCCGAGTTGGGAGGACCAGCTATAGGTTTCAACTGCCATGCTTACTCCATAAAAAAACCCGCCGAAGCGGGTTTGGATTTGATAGTGGGAGCCATTTATAAACAACTATCTCTGGCAAACCTTCTTAGACTTGCTGATAGTTCCATCATTACAAACAAACTTTTCACCCGAGCAATGCGATATTCCACCTTTCTTACCTGAGCATGGTTTATTTGCAGCCATTGCTGTTAGCGAGAAAAGTGACACCAATAGAACAACAAGAATTTTCTTCACATCCCTATCCCCATTAGTTAAAGATAAGATTAATCCTATCAGGAGATAGCGCAGGCGCAACGGCAAATACTGATTCATTGATCTCAATCGACTGTAGACCAAAAAGCCCCGCATTAGCGAGGCTCGGCGTCGGTTGAAAGTCTTGGACGGGGCTTGATTACAGCGTGGGTCGGCTTAACTTCCACTCAGTTCTTCAATTCGGTAATCAGTTTTACCGTCTTTATCCTCACTGCATACAGCTCTGAATTTTTGCTCAAGGCCGTATTTGTTCTTCGCGCCAAATTCCTGCGTTGCGTAGAATGTTCCGTCATCACTTTGCCACTTCGTAGCGCCAAACATCGACATATTCAGGGTGCTTTTGTTAATGACTGACTTTTTAACGTAAGCATCACAGGCTTCCCGTAGCTGATCCAGTTTTGCAGCAGAAAGCTCTTTTGCTTCCTTTTGCTTCTTTTCAGCTTCGGACGGTTTATTTAGCACAGCAGCAATGCAGACCACTACAAGAAGAAGAATAAGCATACCTAAGGTTTTGAGAATCTTCGTTAGTATCCGTCTTAGCACTACTATCCCCTTAATTGTCACGGTTTTGGACATGATAACCAGGGGACAGATTAAACACTACCGACCTTTAGTGAAGTTGTAGATCATGCCGCCAGGCTTAAGGTGTTTCTGAACAACCTGCAGAGCGGCATTTTGCATCTCATCCGCAAGGGCCCGCCCCATAGCATCGCCAGAACTGGCAGTATGAGCTGTTGCCGAACCACCAGCATCGACATTAACCGTGGTATTAATCACGGGAGCCATCCCCCCGCCCCCTTGAGCTCTAACCCCAAGCCGACCAGCTGAATCGCGAGTGAGCGGCATAATTGCCTCTGCACCAGCTTCTGCAAATACGCCACCTTTTGCGAACTTCGACGCGCCCTGAAAGGTGAAAAACTGAGGAGAGTCGTAGACCCCATTCACATACTTGCTGAGGCCTGGCGAATCGTAAACCCCGCCTTTGGCATTGAAAGATACGTTAGAAGCAGCATTCGCATATGCCCCACCAGGAGTTGACCCACCACTTGCACTGCCGCTAATCCACCCCATGGCCGCCTGAACTGCATAGGCAACCATGAGACGGTT